CTACGCTTTGACAGAGCGTATAACTGTCTAACATGCTATTCGGCATGTTATAGAGTAATAATCTTTAAGGAGATAAACCATGTCGACTACTATTGTTTCATCTATTGTTGGTAATATTGGGGGTTATAAACAGACCGAACCTTCGGTCTGGTACACCTATAACAATCTTATCAACTTTAGTGAAGCCATTGACTATAGTCGTACTATTGCCGGATACCCCGAGGGGTTAGGCATTAGCAATATGACTACAGCAATGACAGGTCATCGACAGAAGTTCACTTCGCTACCGAGGAATTCATCCCTTGGGTATGGCGAAAGCGATCCGGTTAGTTTTCCTGGTTATTACTCTGGCGCCGCCTTCGAAGGAATCACTCCCTTCGTGTTTACACCGGACACTAGCCTTTTGGGGTTAGATGCACGGCCAATAACAACTAAGCTCGCTTCTGCCATTTATGAGGCACAAGCAGGCTTTGCAGGCGGCGTTTTCCTAGGTGAACTTCGGGAAACTGTTAATCTGATTCGCAGTCCTGCGAAGAAGATTATGCAATATACCGAAGATTATGCTAGGGCCTACCGAGATGTTAAGCGACTGTACACTTCTGGGCAAAAGATCTTAGATCGAATGTCCGAAGCATGGCTCGCTTATCAGTTCGGCGTGGTTCCTCTTATGTCCGATGTTCAAGGCATAATGGATAACTATCACGAACTAGCCAATAGGCGCGCATACAAACGTGTGCGTGCCCGTATGTCTAGTAGGGAAGTTACCAGTGAGGTAGTCAAGTCGAATTTCGATGCTTGTTACTCGAGATCGACTTGTATCGTCAAGACCACAGAGACTTATTATAACGGCGGTGCCGTTTTTGAAGTCCAAAACCAATCCCCGACTTTCGATCACTTTCTTGATAATCGAAATTGGGGACTCCGCATCGAAGACTTCGTTCCCACTCTGTACGAATTATTTCCTTTTTCATTCGTTGTTGATTATTTCAGCAACTTGAACGAGGTAGTAAACGCACAGTTTGTTAACAAGTCTAGCTTGGTATTCGCCTGGGTAGGTGGTAAGAAATCGATCACGCAAGAGAGTAATTCCTCTTATACGTGGTCGCTTCCATACCCCCCAATCGTTTCCAAGCCCCCTCACGGGCACGATGCAACATGGGTTAATTCAGTAGTTGGCCGTTCTGATGTCATAAATGATTTGTCTAATCTCAACCTTCGTTGGGATGACTTTCCATCTGTGAAGCAGGCAGTCAATCTATCTGCGTTAGCTAATTTACTTAATCCTTTTAGGAAATAAAGCTATGGACTTAACTAGCCCAGTAACCGGTATGGCCATTACAGGCCTTACCTCTCCAACATACTCAATCGACGTCGATACCGCGCCTACCAGTAATGGTAAGCAGTGGTACGTGAGCGCTTTGGGTGGAACACAAGCAGGAGTCAGTGCAAATAGCATTGGTTTCCCGTTTACTGTTTCACTCTTTCGCCCCGCCGCGATTAAACTCTATAATGCTGCAGTTGCAGCTATAGTGGGTATGGCACCAAGCGCCCCCAAAAACGTTAATAAAATAATCACCCGTAAAGGTGTGTTAATTAACGCAGTTGGTGGGATGTCGATGTTGAACATTACGACCACTTTGAGGTTCCTGTAGGAGCACCTGAGTTTGATAATAACAGCATAAAAGCTGCGATTTCAAACCATGCAGGTGTTATCACACAGGACCCTGATCAATGGTCGGATGCTATCACATCGGGCGGATTGTAAAATCCCCTTGGTAAATCATGATAACTAAATCTGATTTGGAGAGCACTTTGCGTCATGATTTATCTCTTGCTAAATATGAAACCAACGAACAGGCCTTCGCTGCGAATCATCTATCCTTCAACCTTTTCAAGAAATTTGAAGAGGCAGGATCAGATACTCGCGGAAAGGCTATTGCTGGTTTCGAAGAGATGAATCAACGGACATGGTCGGTATGTAACCTTCCTAGTCTGTCACATGACATCACGCGTGCGATTTGTTTAGCCAAGGACAATCTCTTACGAGATTTTCCTCAAAACTCCTTCTATACACCGGACCCTGAAAGGGGTCGATTCGGTCCTGGCGTTACTCTAACGAGTTCCGCCACCGATTTGTATACGAAGTTTACCGAGTTTTCGGCGACAAGTCGAGAAGTTCGCAATTTCTTTTTGCGATCTTTCCAACATAATAACTGCGACGGCCGCACCCTTATAAAGGGGGCAGCTATGTCGTGTTCGTATGTTGACAGTGCAAAACTTACCACAGTACCAAAGAACATCGAGATCGATCGTACTATTGCCATTGAGCCTAGCCTAAATATGTATCTTCAGCAGAGCATTCGCTCTGATTTAGAACATATCTTGGCTCGGAACCATGGAATAGACGTCTCCTATCAGCAACCCAAACAGCGAAAGCTAGCTGGGAAAGGCTCCATGGACGATAGTCTTTCGACTATTGACCTGAAGTCTGCGTCTGATTCGATCCACTATGATTTCTGTAAGTACTTCCTGCCTCCTGACCTGTTTTATTGGTTAGATGTTGCAAGAAGTCCAAACGTTATCATAGATGATCGTCTGGTCAAGCTAAATATGATATCGACGATGGGGAATGCAACAACATTTCCCCTACAGACGTTGATATTTTATCACTTGACCCGAGGAGTACTCGAAGTACTTGGCATAAAACCAATTACACAACGTAAGCACGGCTTAGAGAACATAGGCGTTTTCGGAGATGACATAATCGTCACCCGAGGAGCGTATGATCTTCTTTGTTCTGTGCTTACTGCATGTGGTTTTATCGTCAACCGGGACAAATCCTTTAAAACGGGTTTGTTTCGGGAGTCCTGCGGGCACGATTGTTATAACGGCGCTAATGTACGCGCAGTTTACATTCGTGCAATAAGGCACCGTAGCGACTTGTACTCTGCCTACAACCGTTTGTTCGCGTGGAGCTGTACCCACAAGGTACCGCTTACTCGGACACTCAGTTGTATCATGAGCGCTATATCCAACCCGCACTTCGTTCCTTTTTCAGAGTCTGATGACGCTGGAATTAAAACGAGGATACGCGGGCGGTATAGAGCGCATGTTGCTATCAGTCGATCGAGGGAGATTATTAACTATTCTCCCGAGATCGCATTACATCTGATAGCAGGCGGCTCTCTCTCCTCCGTCACTGAC